TAGCGTTGGGCGTCATATAGGAGCCATCTGGGAACGAATTGGCAGTGGCGGCCTCGATGGTTGGCACCCTCAAGCGAGCCGCTGTGTTCTCGACTCCATCGACAAACCACTGGACCGTTCCGCCATTCTCTGGATTGAAGCGGAACCCGAGCTTGACAAAGTTCGTCACTCCAATCGTGGCCAAGGTATCGAGACCTGTGTTGACAGCTCCATCAACCTTGGTTGCGCCGGAAACTTGGTACATTCCATCGACAGCCGTCGTTTCAGCTTTCAACTGCTGGAAGCCAAGAAAGTCTGCCGTCGCAAAGATAGCGTCAGCGGCTGTGATGGTCTTCACCGTGGCTGCTCCAAGGAGGCTAGATAGGCCAATGAAGAAGCCGTGCGAAGAAGTGGTAATGTCAGTCAGCTTTACGCGGGCCTCAAAGCACAGGGTATTCCCAGTCAGCTTGAAAGGCGCATCGAGCGCGTTACCGTACACCAACATCGCCTCAGAATTGTCACCTCCAGCGGTAAGCAGTTGACAAATTCCCATACCAGTCGCAGCCGTCGTTCCATCGCTGGCAATCTGAGTAACAGTTCCGCTTGATGTCTCGACGTGCAAATAGCCGCCATCGCCAGTGGTCTGAGCAAACTCAAAGAAGTCATCAAAAAACCCAATCGCCGGGTTGCCAGATGCAGTGCTGAACGCCTGCATTCCACGACCCATAGGCGGAGCCAACTTTCCCCAGAGCTTTGGCGACAACAGTCTGGTGGACATGTCCTCAAATGCTACAAACATCGTAACGATCCTTACTTAAATCGAACAAAACTGCCCACATAATCACGGTGGCTATGTGTGGCAAAACAGCGGGCGTTGGTTATCGTCTCGCCCGCCGAAGACGTTTACTTTCAGGAAAATCAAGTGACCAAGGTGAGCACTTGATTCGTCCTTACGCAGTTTCTGTTACGGTTGTCGTGCTGTAGCCTCGGAAGTTCCCACGACGGTTGAAGCAGACCAATTGCACCGAGTCATCCATGGCGCGAACGCGAACGTTGCTCATGTCTGGGTGCTGGAATGCCTTGCGTTTTCGCATCATGCGACCCGCAGCGTAGTAGCACCGGAACGTTGCCCAGTTTACGCCGAGGATAATCCCGTCAGTCCGAGCGTTGGCGCTGGCGGAATTCGTCCAGGCAGGAACCCAGTTCAAGGGCACACCACGGACGTAAACGGTGCCACTGTGCGCCGCCATATCGTCACCAATGTTGTCGTTGCCCAATTGAAGCAATCGACGCGCCGTCGCCAACCGGCTATGGGTAGTCAGCAACTCCCAGTCGTGACGCTTCTGGTCCACGATGTCGGGTCGCTGTACTGGAGGCGAGAACTGACACAGATCCATCGAGTTGATGACCTTCTCGACAAAATCTTCCCGAGACACGTTCGTGTATGGGAACGTGCGATTACGCCACTGAGCCTGTGTGGCAGGATCGATTCCACCTACATCGGTCCATCCAACCGGCTCATAACCATCGAACCCTTCTGCCGAATTGTTCTCGGTTACACCGTCGTTCGTCGCGGTGATCCACCACAACAGAGACACAGGAGGAAATGGAGATTGCGTCGAACTGGACGGTCCAGCACCGAACATCAAGTCTTCCATGCCCGTGTAGAACGATGTCATCAAATCCTGTTCAAGGGATTCGAGGTAGTCGTAAATCTGCCGTCCACCGGTTTGGAAAATCTCCTCGTCGATGTCGTAGTGGTAATTGTTGGTTGTCAAACCCCACTTCAACGAACCTTCGGAGAGGACGTTCACCCGAGTCGAAGAGTCTCGGTGATACAAGCCAACAACCTGGAAGTTGTCGTTTGTATTAGTCTTGACCTTCCACTTTGCCTGAGAGGTACTCATCGTGTCCTTCTTCAGGTTGCCACTGAAAAGACGCGATGCGTACTTATACTCTTGCAGCGGCAGGGAAATGTCCTGCGCCGCCAATCTTTCTTCACCAGCGAATTTCTGGTGAATACTGGCAACGAAATCATCAATTTGTTCAATGCCCAGTGCCATGATGCACTCCTTATATGTTATGCCCGCTCAAGTTCCTTATAGAGCCTGTCAGCTTCATCACGAGCGTTATCCCCTGGGGGTTGCGGCTTCGTTGGGCTTCCGCCCTGTCGCATCTGGCTCTGCCTGGAAATCTTGCTGGTCTGTTGTTTAAGTCGTTTCTTTCCGAGTTCATCGCCGAACGCCATATTGGCGACACGGCTAATCAATTGTTGGGACATTTCCGCTGGGCGACCCAGTCTTTCGAGTCCGATCATCTGAGCCCTAACAGCTACATTCAGGTCTCTACGCCGCTCCAGTTCCTTGTCTGACTCTTTTCCAGTCGTGCCGAATAAATCGGCATGCCCGAGTGAGTCAATGAAACTGTCGAAACGCTGCTCTTCTGCGCTGGCACTCGCTTCCGCAAAGTGTGCTTCCAAGGCTTCAAAGCGAGACTCGTAGTGGTCACGCAATCGCGAAAACTCACCGATGATCTCTTCGTCGTACAGGTCTTTATCCAACGACACCTGATACCGTCCGTCCTGCTGAGTTTCCTCTTTGAACGGTTCGGCTTCCAGCTCTTCCTTTTTGACAAACTGGCCCTTGTCGTTTCGAGTCGTGCCGTCCTCACTTTCCGCCATTGCCTTTCGGCCAGCATCAAGCGCGGTCTTGTCAAATAGGCGTAATGCCCGATCCAACTCCTCGCTACTGGCAAAATCGGTTAACTCCGATTCCTCAATGCCATACGCGGCTGCCTCGGCTTTCACGTCATCAGTCAGCCACTCTGGGCCTTCTGTCACGCCGCCGGTTTTCTCGCCCTCCAGGGCGGTCTCTCTGCCGGACTTGTTCTCGGCAGGTATTTTTAGTGTTTCGGGGGCAGGCTTACCGGCCTGCTCGTTTGCGATCTGCGCATCAGACTTCTCTTCGCCCTTGCGCTCCTGTTCTACTTCCTGCGCGACGGACTCCGCAAATTTTTTGATATCGTCTGGGCTAGTGTCTTCGGTCGCTTCTTTGAGGTCTGCTATTGCCATTGAATGTTTCTCCTAGATTAGTAATGCCACTTGTATGTGCCAGCGACTCGAAACATTCGGTTACCGCCCATATAGAGCAACACGTCACCGTTTTCGTAAAACCTGCGCAACTGACACAGCCCCAGCCCATCAACGGTGATTACCGATGTGAAGTCTGGAATTCCAGTGCTGAATGTGATTGATGATTTAGCCATTGTTTTCCTGCCTCTTACGTCGCGCCCAAGTCACCTCAACCATCGCCATACCCCGCATCTTGATCGTTTAATCCTCGAATCTTCAGCCAATCCCTGCGGGCACGGCGGCTTGTAAATCGCATTTGCCCGTTGTTTAGAACGGCTACCCCAGGGATTTTGTGCGCATCAAGAATCGCTCTAGTCTCCTTAACCTGCGCTTTCATTACTCCGCAGCCTTCGGAAATCAGCGGGTCATGCTCGCTGTATGTGTCGGCTGACATCGGCGGCGAGGCTAGCCAGTCCTCTTTTGGAGGAAGCAACGTGTCTAGTTCTTCTTTGGTGACTGACTTGCCGTTGTACTTACGAACTATCATGCTGGCGCTCTTTCCATCATTGCTGCTTGTTGACCGTTAGTGCTTGATGACTGTCCTGCCATGAGGTCACGAACTAGCGAATTACTGCGTGCCTCTGCCGTGCCTCCCGTTCCGACGTTCTTGCGGATGTTAGTTCGTGTCGTATTCGCCGCCTGCCTAACGGTGTTCTGGTCTCCTCCAAGCATCTCGGCGGGTGTAGCGAACGTAATCAACTGCTTTATCTCTGGCTTGTTCATTAACCTGGCCATTTCATCGACCAACACCTGAACATTTAGCGTGGCCCCAGATGCCTGGAACATGGGCCATAGAGGGGCAATCTCTCGTAACACCTGGAAGTATTCCTGGACATGCTGCTGAGGAGTCTTGAAGACCATCGAGTATGGTTCCACCTTGAACTCGTAGTCCTCGAAGTCGCCATGTCGGTAATCGGGTGTCCAATCAGAGCCGACTTGAATCCCACTATTTCCAACTTGCATCGAAGTGCGTAGCTCAAGCGTTTGGTCCTCCCACATCAACCTCCCGAGGTCCAAAATGCACTCAGACGCGAAATTCACCACAGCCATCCGCATGTCAGCAACGTTCTTTGACAACTGACCGTGAATCAACTCCTCCTGGCCGACAGTCGACGATTGCGCTCCAAGTCCACCCATCGCTTGAAGGTTTCCAGCGAAGCGGTCGTATTCGCCTTGCAAGAACGTGACGAGCGCCATATCTCGCTGGTCAATTCCGCCAGTCTCAAACTGCTTGATTTGCTCTGGGCTTTTGCCGCGATACCAACCGTTCCGCTCGGCAGTTCTTAGTCGGTTCGCGTCGTCTTCCATGCCTGGCGGATACACGTTTACGGTTCGGTGAGCGTCTGAATCGTCTTCCATCCGACGATGCAGTCTGTTCTGAAGATCGTGCATCCCCTTCAAATTGATTGCCGGTGACGTTGGTATGACGTTGTCCGGCGTGTCGCCCAAAGAAAGGAATTTGTACGGCCCCGCCTGAGAACCAATCCAGTCACGTTCAATCAGTGGTTCTATGTCGTGCTGGTCGCACGCCATCGTGGCAATGGAATTGTTCTCGGCTATCCATACATCCATCAGCCAAACCATATCCTTCAGGTCATCGTCCTCGGCGCTTCCCCAGTCCGAAGCGATGTCACGAGCTGCACCTGTCTGGTCATGGTGCTGGCGACTGGTGGGTTTGAGCTTGTCTTTGACCTTCTTCGAGTAGCCAGGCTCGTCCATAACCTTCTCGTAGTCCGCGCGGTAGCGATGACCGCAATACCTCATCTTGGTCAATTCCTTAGCGGGCATGTCCAAGATCAAGTCGTCCAGAGAAACCCGATTGAGCCAGGGCTCGCCTGGGTCCATCCACACGTCTTCTTCCGACTCCAATAATCCATGGAATCTCGTGTCGGTGTCGCGCATCATCACCACGCCACAACCCAGGCAAAAGAAAGCGTCCAGGACGATGGCTCGAAACGTCTTGTCAAGCGTCATGTCGCTGATGAGCTTGTTGAGGTTTACTTCAAACCTGCGTGAGAAGGCGATCGTTTCCATTCGTGGCGTGGAAACTAGGACTTGAGGGTTGTTCGCCGCTAGAACGACGGTGTAGATACGCGCCGTTTGGTTTATGAGATTGACGAGCGTCTTGTTTTCAGCGCCTGTTTCAGCATACCAACTGCCAACGTAGTCTTTGATTAGCTCCTTCCTAACTCGACGAAATGGTTCCATCGCGTTTCGCGAGGAGCGGATAGCCTTT